CTGAACAAACCTTTTAGGTTGCCGAAAGGTAGCTCTAAGAAGTTCGGGGTTTACGTCAAGGACGGTGACAAGACCAAGAAAGTTACCTTCGGTGATCCTAATATGGAAATACGAAGGGACGACCCTAAAGCTAGGGCTAACTTCAGGTCTCGTCATTCATGTGACACAGCGACAGATAAGACTAGCGCCCGATACTGGTCTTGTCGTATGTGGGAGAAAGGGACTTCTGTAGGACAGATGACAAAATCTATGGAAGGTCAAATCCTTAAATCTGATGAAGAGCAGAGGTTAGTCTACGGATGGGCCTCAGTCATCACAGAGAAAGGCGAACCAGTAGTGGATCGTCAAGGTGACGTAATTAAACCTGACACGCTAGTAAAAGCCGTGAATAGCTTCATGGAGCATGTGCGTGTAGGTAAACAGATGCACGATGGGGATCAGGTTGGTATTGTGGTTCATTCATGGCCCTGCACTAACGAGATAAACAAGTCTGTCGGGCTAGAGGCTGACCGTGAGGGTTGGCTGGTCGCTTTTAAGGTCTATGATGATGAGGTCTGGGCTAAAGTTAAAAGTGGAGAACTCGCCGCCTTCAGTATTGGGGGTCGTGCGGTAAAAGGAGAGTATGATGGCGACTGAGTTGCTTGAACTTCAACTAGAGGAGCTATCTTTGGTTGATCGTCCAGCCAACGCAGAAGCGATGGTTACTCTTTTCAAACGAGACGATACCCAACTAGAGGACATCGACAAGATGACTGATGAACAAGAAAACAAAGTCAAAGCCTACATGAAGGAAAAAGGCTGTGGCAAAGATGAGGCTATGAAGGCACTTGGTTACGGTGAAGAGAAGGCTGAAGAGGCTGACCCTACCGCAAAACTATCTGATGAGGTTGATACTCTGAAGGCAGAAAACGAGCGTCTACGCAAAGGTCTGATCGAAGAAGGCTACGTTATTAAGGCTGAAACCATCGAAAAGAAAGCTCCTGAAGAGTTTGTCGAGTACGAAGGTGAACAGATCAACAAGGCTGATATTCCAGCACCTATCCTTAAGGCTCTGGAAGCTGCTGAGATTGAGAAAGCTGATATGGCTCTGACTAAGAAAGCTGAAGAGAACCTTCCGCATTTCTCTGTTGAAGCTGCTAAAGGTTTACTTTCTGCTGTATCTAAAATGGATGACGCGGAAATGTTGATGGAAGCTCTTGCTGCTGCTGACAAAGCGTTTGCAGATAAAATGGAAGAGTTTGGTAAAGCTGATGTTGACGGAGAGTTCTCCTCTGCATCTGATAAAGTTGAACACATGGTTAAGTCTCACATGGAAGAGCATGGACTTACCAAAAAGGATTACGCCAAGGCTTATGCGGCAGTCGCTAAGACCCAAGAAGGCAAGTCCCTTATCGCTAAAGCCTATAAAGGAGAATAACTCATGGCTACTATGCAATCGCGGGATACCCGTACTTTTGTTGCAGGTGAAGACCTTTCCTCTGCTCAATTCAAATTCGTTACTCTGGAATCTGACGGTCAAGTTGATTTGGCTGACTCTGCTGGTGAGAACTGCTTAGGCGTTCTTCTGGTTGAAGGTGAAGCCACTCGCGCTGTTACCGTAGTGATGTCTGGTTCTGTTATGGTAGAAGCTGGTGGTACGGTTACTGCTGGTGGTGCTGTTGCAGCAGATGCAACTGGTCGTGCCGTAGACGCAACAACTGGTGATGTTATCATGGGTTATGCCCGTGAAGCTGGTGTTGCATCACAGGTTATCGAAATCGAACTTATCCAAGGCGGCAACGCTTCGGCGTAAACCCGATTAAAAGGAAAATAATATTATGCCTATGTTGACACCATCTCAGGTACACATTGATGTACCTCTGACTAACCTGACCATTGCTTATGCTCAGGAAACTTCTAATTTCGTAGCGGATAAAGTGTTTGGTACTATCTCCGTTGATAAACAATCTAACAAGTTCTACAAGTATGACCGTGAAGGTCTTCGTCATGGTGACGTTAAGTTGCTTGCACCACGTACTGAAGTTAACCGCGTTGGTATGTCCCTCTCGACAGACAACTACTTCGCTGATGTTCGCGGTTTGGGTATGGACTTTGAAGAGCAAGAGCTTGCTAACGAAGACACTATGCTGGAAACTCGTTCACAAGGCGCTAACGTCCTGATCGAAAAAATCCTTATTGATCGTGAAGTCCGTTGGGCTGACACATTCTTCAAGGCTGGAGTTTGGGGATCAGAGACTACTCCTTCTAACTTGTGGTCTGACTACACGAACTCTACGCCAATCGTTGACGTGACGAATGCTCGTCGTGCAATGCAGCTTAAGTCTGGTGGCTATAAGCCAAACTGTATGGTTGTTGGTAAAGCAGTTCGTGACATCTTGGTTAACCACCCAGACATCCTTGCTCGTTTGAATGGTGGAGCTACTGTTGCTAACACTGCTCTTATCACAGATGCTAAATTAGCTGAAATCTTCGAAGTTGAAGCATTCTTGGTTATGGAAGCTGTCTATAACGACTCTGCTGAAGGTGTTGCTGATAACATCGACTTCATTGGTGGCAAGCATGCTATGTTGGCATATAAGCCTTCTTCAATGGGTCTTAAGACGCCAGCTTCGGGTGCTATCTTCACATGGGATGCTATCCCTAATGTTGGTGGCCTTGGCATCACGGTTGAGTCCTTCTCAGACGATGCTCTTAAGCGTCAGCAGGTTGCTGAGATGATCCAAGTTAAGTGCGCAGATGACATGAAAGTTATCGGTTCTGACCTTGGTTACTTCTTCGACAGCGTTGTAGCTTAACAGTTACTTACTAACGGTAGACCCTGAGATTAGTCTTGGGGTCTAACCCAATTATAAAATACCGTAACAACATCTAAATAGGAATATGATATGCACCCTACATGGTTAGGTTTTCAGGTTGATTGGCCTGTATTCGTTAAGAACCCTTTTCAAGCGGCAGATACTTCTTGGACAAGAGGTGAGCATTTTAACTGGCAAGAGCGACGAGTTGATCCTTATAAGGTTTATACTATGTACGCCTGTGGTTATCTCTACCACAATAAAGATTTAGAGAAAGATAATAAGGTTGGTGACCGCCTTAGTGAGATGAATACAGAGCAGCTTTATACTCTTGTAGGTCTTCTGAATGGTGAGGTTAAGAAACGTACCACCACTGCTGAAGAACTTAAGAACAAGCGATGTCGTCAGTCTAAGATTGATGATAAACAACGTGGATTGCTCCGCTCATTCCTACGTAAGAACCCTTGGATTACTGAGGATTTCTATAAGTTTCGAGATGACATTCTCGGAGAGTAAATAACAAGGAGACCTGATATGAGTTGGTCCTATGACCCTACAGACTTAAATACGACCACCGCTTCAGGTCGCCTAAACACAGTAAGATTTCTGGTAGGTGACACAGATACTAATGACCAGAAGGTTCAGGATGAAGAGATAGTTTTCTCTCTGGATCAGACTAATGATGATGTAAACGCTGCTGCTTCCTACGTAGCTCGTACTCTAGCTTCTAAGTATGCCTCTAAGGTTACCATTGAACTTGATGGTCAACTAAAGGCTCAGTACAGTGACCTATATAAGCACTACAGGTCTCTGTCTGATAAACTAGACTACCAAGCTAAGAAGTTTGGCGCTCAGTTAGGTATACTTGCAGGTGGTATAAGTAAGACTAGGGTTGGTGTAGTTAGAGATAACACTGACAGAGTAGAGCCAGCGTTCCGTAGAGATAGGTTCCTTAACCCCCCTGATTCTGATAGCTATAGCTAAGAGGTAGACATGCTCAGTAAGGATATGTATACCCTAGTGAATGAGTTTGGTCAATCCGTAACTCTTAGGAAGGTTGTCACAGGTGCTTATGATCCAAGTACAGGTACAGCAGGTAACACAACCACAGACTATTCCGTTAAGTCTTACATGGCTGAATTTACCTTGACAGAGCTTTCTCTGGATACTGTTGTTAGGGGAGACAGGAAAGCCCTTCTGTCATCCCTTGATACCTCTGGTGTAGCTATCCCTGCTCCTGATGAGAGTGACCTCTTGGTGGGCGTAGGAGACACTGTTAGGGTAGTTTCTACTCAGACAATATACAGCGGAGATAGTGTAGTTTGCTACATCTGTCAAGTAAGGGAGTAGTATGGCACAGGTAACAGTTAAAAGTCGTAGTATTGTTAATAAGATTAAAAATAAATCGACAGAGATTATAAACGAAGAACTAAAAGATCACTTCACAGGTATGGCTAACTTTGCCATTGGGGAGTCTCCTATTTGGTCTGGTGCTTACGTTAAATCCTTCTCTTTCAAGTCTAACAACTCTAGTAGTCGTGGACGTAGGATTGATGGTGCTAACTGGAAGTTTCCTAAGCAGACAGGTTCTGAGGCAGATAGGGCTGAAGGTCATGCACTACTTATGGGTGACATCAATGCAACCTTCGTCAACAACGACCCTCTTGTAGTAAAGTCCTACACTCTTAGGAATGACTCTAATCACGCTACGTTTGTTGAATACGGTGTGGGTGGACCCACTGGACCTAAACCTCCTAACGGATACCGTATCTTTGAACAACTAAGGGCGGGAGCTTCGTATAAACTATGAGTGACATTAACAGAAAGATCAGGGCTGCACTAGAGACACACATATCAAACATATCAGGACTACCCGACATTGCCTACGAGAACGTCCCTTATGAGCCTACGACAGGCCAGAGCTTCATTCGTTTAGCCTATATGCCCACAATACGTAAACCTGCTGTAAGAGGACTAAATCCACAACAGGAATACAGAGGGCTTCTTGCACTAAACGTGTATTCCCCTGAAGGTTCTGGACCTGCTACTTGTGAAGATATTGTAGAGAAGTTACTAGAGGGTTTTGAGGCCACTACAGACATTACTTACAACGATGGCAGTGACGACTACACTGTTTGTATTGACTACGCTGAGAGAAGCATTGGACTTACTGATGCTCCTTGGTATTTAATCCCAGTCAACATCGGCTGGTTCATCTACAACTAGGAGAATTAGATGACTTGTTTCGCACAAGGTTCCCGTTCCAGCCTTTCGTATATTGTTGAAACTACTTTCGGCACTACACCTGCTGGTAACTTTACGAACCTACCTTTCAGCACTCATTCGCTGAACCTAAATAAAGACCGAGTAGCTGGTAACGACATCCAAGCTGACCGTATGCCTCGCGTTGATCGTCACGGTAACCGTCAGACAGGTGGTGATATTGCTGCTGACCTTCGTAAGAGTGACTACGATGATTTCCTTGAATCGGCTATGCTTGATACTTGGGCTACGGATGTTCTTAAGGTAGGCACTACCCCTAAGTACTTCTCCATAGAAGACTATGCTGCTGACATCGACCAAGCCCGTGTTTTCACTGGTTGTACTGTGTCTACTATGGCTATTTCCATTGCACCTAACCAGATGGTAACAACTACCTTTGGTATGGTAGGTAAAGATATGTCTATAGGAACTACTGAGAAAACTCAAGATGATGCTTCTGGTAACTCACCTTTCGATGCTTACTCTGGAGACTTGGCTATAGGTAACGTAGGTGCTTCTTCTTCTGTAGCTATCGTAACCAGTATTGACTTTAACCTGAACAATTCCTTCGCACCCACCTTCGTTGTTGGTGATGATAGCGCACCTTGTTTGGAAGTTGGTCGTGCTGAAATCGAAGGTACTATCACTGCATACTTCGAAGATGCTTCCTTAATCAACCGTTTCATAAATGAGACTGAGACTGAACTCTCTGTATCCGTAGATGACCCTACTGGTT